ACTGGCTTCCGGCTGAGTTCCGATCATTTCTTGGGCCATTACGGTATAGTCATTCATTGCCTGCTGAGTAATCTTGCCTTGCTCGAGCAGCGCTTTGAGCATTTCCATGAACACTTTGAATTTTCGCTCTTTATCCGCTTGTTCTGCAGCGGCGCCAAGCTGAGCTTGCGTAATGTTTTGCTTTTCCTGGCTTGCCATTTGGGCTTCCTGCTGGCGTTGTTGCTCCATGAGCTGTCGCCCTTTTCGCAATACGCCGATCGCCATGTCAATCGATTCTTTCATGGCTGCCTCCATGGCATCTTCTACACGCAGCTCACCGGCATTTACCGCCTGCGGGAACCACTCGCGCATCATGTCACGGATCTCCATTTCCTTGCGACCATCAGTGATGTAAGCATCCCAGTCGTCAAGAAACAACTCTTTTGTGTTTTGGAGATACATAGCCATCTTGTCTCCAAGCAGTCGACGCGCTTCTTCCGGATGATGCTGGCCATAGGTGATCTTCAGCTTTTGCAACATGTCTTTAATGACCTTTTTGCAAAACTGGTGATGCATGGTAAACAAGTATTCCGTACTGGTTCGGCTGATTTGGATCTGGTTGACCGCATTGGTAGCCGTCATGCTTGCCGGCGTACGGCCCTCCCTGGGCCCGCCTACGCCGATCAAAACTTCGCTTGTACGTTCAATTTCCCGCTTTAATTCAAGCATCTGTGGGAAATTTTGGGAAAGACCCAGGTCGAATTCTTTAAGAAAATTGGCCAACGATTGAGCGCCGCCACTGAATTGAGCCTGATCAGTTGATGTATCAAGATCGATAATACTATCGTTTACCATCCGACCAATTACCTGCTCAATTTGTTTGCCCGCAGGCAACATGGCCCGGTTGTAAGCCAGCAGCTTTCCTTTGGCTTTGTTGAGTTCCCTTCGGATACTTAACCAAGTGAGGTTGTAAAGTTCAGACAGGTGGTCCAGCGCATTTAGCACTGATATTCGGACTCCGTCGTGAGTACCAAATACGAGCGATTTGTATGAGTAGTTTGCTAAAAACGGGTTTGAATTATCGCGGCTTTGATCCGGAACGACTCGTACATTTTTGGTGATTGAGCGACCTATCCGAGAGGCTTCCCACAAGTAAGCCAATGGATAAACACGGATTTTGTACTTGCCGTTCTTGACTTCATTGCGGATCTGTTTTCCTTTCCGCTGGTAGTAGTCAAAGCTCATTTCGCTTTTAAGAACGCCGCCAAGCTTCCGCGGAGTCTCTTTAATGATCACAGGCTCAACTGCCAACCATTCGATTGTGTATGTCTCAACCTGGAGCTGATTGGCGACCCATTGAAATCCGTTGTATCGACTTATGGTTGCGGTTCCATTGCTGCTCGACCCCCGGAAATTTGCAATATCTTCTTCGAGCTTTTTTTTCTCTTGTGGCGTAAATTCCCAGTTGGCATAAATGTCGTGAGGGAACATCAGCCGGCGCTCGCCCAGATAAGGCGAACGAAGCAGAAAAGGATCTCGATCCGTCTCTTCTGCCAAGCGATCGCGCGGATCGATTTCCCGGTATCGTGTATAGCCGGCAGCGTCAATGTAAACCTTCCCGTAGCATTCCGAAGAGATTGCTATGTCTTTCAGATTTGATGCCAGCTTGACAAAGATGTCCTCCTGCTCCATTCCTTTTTCGAGAAGGAGCTGCATGATCACATTGTTTTTGCGCTTAGATGATAGCATGTCAAATATGGCATCATCATCCATTTGCAAAGGCTCCATTCCGTCAAGTATGGGAACGCCGTTTTTGCGCAGCTTTCCTATCTCTGAAGAAACGTTTTTCAGTCCAATCTGAAAGTGGAAATTGTCAATGAGTTCACTTCGCGCATCAGGGTTCATAGAGAACACCTTGAACATGCGTTCTCTCAGCAAAAATTCTCCTACTAAGAGGTCAATCTTATTCTTTGCAAGACGGTAGTCTTTGTAACGAACCAGGTTGTCCGAATTGTAGGTCTTATTGATGTGGTTGAATTCGACTTCATTGATGACGCCATTGTATCGATTGTACAATGAGTTCATCTTCTGAATTTGCCGTGCGCGAAACTGAGAAAACCGATGTATGGCGTATTCCAAGCACTGCTCACCGATCATACGCTGATACTGCTCCCGCGTCATCTTGTCCGGTGGCATGTCGTACATCTTGTGCCCCGGAAAATATGAGGGCGCAGCTGTGGACGTAGGGAAGTCGCTCATGCGGCTAATTTAAAAAAAAACGGTTACTGAAAAGCCCCGGATCGAAGCATTTCCATGAACGGGTCTTTGAACCGTTGCTCTTTGTCTTGTTCATCATCCTTGCTGGAAGGATACACTGCGACTTGTTTCAATTGATACGTGCCTGACTGCTGGTTATAGACCCATTGTTGTTCCATTACCGGCTTATCAGTTGGCTTCTGAACCTTTGCGAGCTTCATATCGATATCACAGGCTATCCCGCACAGCATGGCATCAACCAGGTCAAAGTCCGAGTCTGTGACCAGCTCGTCATATCCGGAAAGTTCTTCAATGGCAATATCAAAATAGCATTCGTCAATCTCGTCCAGGACGTACGTCTGAAGCATAGACAAGGCCTGCGGTTTGCTTTTGGGGCTTTGCGTCATCATGATACCAAAGTCATGACGCTGCTCACTTTCATCCGATTCGAACGACAATGGCCTTTTTGCCAAGAACCTTCGACCACCGTTGTTTTTGAAATGCTCCATTACCATCGGCTTGTGAGCATCAACCATTACCATACCCACAATTCCAAAATACACACTGGCTTTCAGGCAGTTATCGTAAAACGTCTCTTTTCTCCGTGGGCGGTTTCGTATAATCAAAACAGGAATTCGCTTATTTCCAACTGATTGACCTTCAATGTTTTTGTATGGATGTCCTTTCCTGGCAAATACAACCATGGCGCCCAGTGATTTGGATGTCATTGAGTTGTCCTGATCATAGCTGTCGATGCCGGCTGCGTAAGCCCTCTTGTAGCCCAAAGTGTGCAGGCTGGTCAAGCAGTCCTTTCGGATGTAAACTACTTCTCCTTCCTGGTCTCGATCGGTTGCTTCGCGCAAGTGGACCTTATTCAAGTCAATGGTATTATCCGCATTTTTGGCCCATTCAAGCACATATCGACCATACAGCGGATACTTTTGTTGCATCAAAAAAAATCGCTGCTGAGCCAAAGCTTCTTTGTCGAAGTGATTGCTCGCAACGTTCATCAGTGCTTCGCGCTCGTTGAGCGGGAAGTCAAGAAACGATTCCAGGTAAAGCTCTCGGTTGTTAGCTTTTTGAAGCTCCTTTCGGCGTTCGATGATCCTTTCCGTGTTTTTTTCGATATCCTCGCATCCCAGAACCTGCTCGCGGCTTAAGCCAAGTTCTTCCTGCATGCGATCGATGTTCGGTGTGATCTCGTGCACCTTTCCATTGACTCCGGTAGATCCAACAAATCCGGATATCATCATCCGCGGTCCCCAGATAGGCGCCCGAATCAGGTTGTATGCATCGGCATCGTGCCACATATCCCGGAAATCTTTACTGCCGCTTTTTCCGGAAGTTCCGTATACAAATGGAACGCCGACTAGGTCAAGACCTACCTTCATGCCGGCTGCAGTTGCAGAAAAGCCTTTGTTGAGGTATTTGAATTCCCCGCCTTCTTCGAATCCTACAACGTCAAAGAACTTGCCTTTGAATACGTTAGGATTGTTGAACATCGTCCGGAAGTGCATGGTATTACGAGATCCTTCCGGATCTCCATCTTCGTTTTTCCAGCCGGCCGTGACTATTTCGTCAGTGTCGCTTAGCTTGTATCGAATACGCAGTTCGGGCGGGATCAAACTGTTGACTTCCCGAAATTTGATACGCATGTCCTCGACATAGTCGTCCAGACCGGCACAAAGACCACCAGTCCAGCGTTCCAGGCTGAAACGCATACCATGATCCAGAACGCCCTTTGCAAACTTTTCGGATAGTCCTCCACGACGCTTTTTCAGGCTGATGATCCCCTTTCCCTTGTAATCGGGCAAGCCAAGCTTGATGTAGTAGTATAGGTCAAAATACTCCTTGTCTACATCCACATAGTCTGGAAGGTGATATCCGCGACCTACGGTTGCAATAGGGACGTAATTGATATAGTAGTAGTAATTGGGAGACAGCTTGATAGAACCCGTCTCATAGCCGTTGATGATGTAGTAGATCTGCTCTTCCCACCACTGGGCATGCGCTTTGGTGCCAATGACTTTCGGGTTTGCCCGGGAATCGGCATATCTGGGGATCCCGTACCGTGCAATTGGATTGGGCGTAAACCCCTTGCCCTTGATTATTGGGTGGTAGTTTTCGAGGTAATATGCCATAACGGAATATTGTCCGGATTTTCAGGGTCGAACGAGTCTACGGTGACGGCCGTAACAACTTCATTGCCCGCGGCATCGGTTTGATGAAAAACCTCTACAATCTTGATCGGATACTCACTTTTTTCTTCAGTCATCATCCGGGTCCTTTCGTGCTTCTACTTTTTGACGGTGCAGATCAATCTGCTTTTTGTCATTATTGAAGCGCCGTTGATTCTCTTGAAAACGCTCCAAAAAGCTCATTTTCTCATCACCTGCAGCCAGTTCATCTAAGGTAAGGTCTTTTTCAATTCGATTTACTGCACGCGTGAGAAATTCGATGCTGTCGTGTATCCGCTTGATTTTGGTAGGATCATCCTCAGCTTGGAGTGTCAAATTAAGCGTAGCGATCTTGGCTGTGTAGTTCCGAACGGTTTCCCGGCGAATATCGTACTGCAGAGATCGATAAGTCTCAATGGCTTTGTCCAGGCGCTTTTCTGCATCGGGCCAATCGTCGGAGTTCAGGGCTACCCGGCTGGCAGTAAGCCGGCGCTGGATGTCAATAAGTTGACGATACGGCGAGAAATAATCATGTGCCAAGATGATGTAAAGCATGTCGGCCGCCTTGACTTTTTTTAAGGTGGGCTCGAGCTTTACTGCATCTGGATGCAGGATTATACCTCGCCGTTCGTCAATACTGAACAAAAGCATGGATCAAAATTCTTCAAATCCAAAATCGTATTCGCCGTCATTGAGATTCGTATCCGGCGTTTGTTCAATTTCAGCAGCGGGGTTCAGAAGCTGGCTTTCGCTCGGATCAATAGAAGCGTCATTACCATTGATTTCAGGAGCATTGGTATTCTGTGAAGCCTCGTTTATCACCGTTACTTCTGCGCCTTCCTTTTCCATCTCAGCTTTGAGTGAATCGACCTTTCTTTCAAGGATTTTTTTGGAACCATAATTCCGCTCAAAGGATTCGTCTTTGCCGTTCGGTTCTACGATGGTAACTTTTGCTCGGCAGTCATCCAGGATTTGAATGAGGACGTGTGTCTTTTGGTTGTTTTCCATGGTTTACAGTTGAATTGTTTTTGCTATTTCAAGAAGCTTCTTTGCTTCGTGATACATGAAAGGAATGAATATTTCCTGGTGTTTCTTGGTATGCACATTGACCCAGATGAGTGATATCGAGCCTACGCGAAATCCGCTTTCAACCAACATGGCGCCATAGATACTCTGCTGTAAGGCATACTTGGTGTACTTGTTGGCCAAAAGGTGGCTGAAGGGCGGCAGCATCCATTTGACATAATTTTCATTGTTGCTGATTCCCTTTCCGTTTGTCTTGAAGTCCCTGATATGAATCAAGTCCTTCTGCTTTACACTGTGAATCACAGGTACGTCCATTGTGCCGGCGACGCGGGATTTTTTGCTGGAGACGATCTGTTCGGCATACGTTCGGTAGAATCCGGACAGATAGGTTTGAAACACATCCTGACAAAGCGGCCTCCATTCCGGATCGGTATATCGTCCGGTTTTGATCAGATCTTCCATGGCTTTGTGAAACCGATTTCCATCATCGATCGCACTGTCCGTTTTGGCTTTCCAGGAAGCTATGATTTCTGATTGCCGCTCTTTTATGTTTTCCTGACTTAAAGACTTGCCATCTGCCTGTAATTGGCTGACTGCTGTCTTTCGTGAGATCTTATCCTTTTCGAATTGAGGACTGAAAATCTCGATAAGCTTGGAAACACTGATGTATTGGTTGTTGTCTCGATCGTAATACTTGTGATTTTCGTGGTCCAGCCAGATCCCATTGACGTTAAAAGTCGTCAGAGTTTTCATCGGCGGTTTCCGGCATAAGTATGACTGCACCCTGATCCTGCAGGATCTTCATACAAAGCTCCCGCTGCTCTTCTTCCGTCATACTGTCGATCTCGACTTTGTTGACCAGCTTTTCAGCCTTGCCGTCCACTTTGGCAAACTCCAAGGCCATCTGCTTGTAGTTGAGCTTTTCTTCCCGGCTGTTGTTGATGTAGCTCTCAGTCTCATCGTAGATCTCCTTGATCTTCTTTATGACCGCTTCGTAGTCGGAAAACTCCTGGCTGTCGTCGCTGTCCAAGTACGGAGTTGTGGCCACGTAATGTTTGGACCCTACGGTGATTACGTCTGCCACAAGCTGAAAAGACTCTTCGTTGCTGATGACTTTGGTGACGGTCACTTCTGTTCCTTTTTTAAGCTGAAGCAGCTTTGCTGCATACGGCTCCAGTTCGATGAAAAGGCTGCGTAGCGTAGCAGGAACGGGATACCGGTAACGCGCTTTGTGTTCGTTTCTGAAGTCGATTTCATTGCGCCGGTCCTCGCGCAGAAAGTGCACCTCAGCGCCTTTTACGCCACTGCCTAACAGTGATACTGATTTAATCTGCATAGTTTATTGTTTTTGATTATTTTGAGTACTTATGAGACATTGTTGCTGATCACAAGGTATAACGGCGACCTGCTTTATACAAGCACATCGCCGTTATTTTCATCGTCTTTTTTCCTGGGCTTGATCGGGGTGCATTGAATCTTCACTCGTTCTCTCTTGGATTCATCGTATCCCGATTCATGAAATGCGCGGAAATTACGCTTGCTTTCAAAGATGTTTACTACGATGTTCATGTTGAACGTGCAGTTGCCTTCCCGGTCTACTTTAGGACAAATCTCAGTAAGCGTTACGCTATCATAAAATTCGTCCAGTTGTTCATTCTTCACTGTTTTCCAAAAGACTTCACGATCAACCGTTTCGAGCGAATCAAGGTATCCGTTCAGCGAACAGGTAGCAATCCAGTGTCTTTCTTTGATCAGTGACATGTGGCTTGTTTGCGTTTGCATATTACACATTTTGGATGAGAAAAAGGAGTAGGACCGACCCAGGCCCTACTCCACTTTTGCACAAACAGCTCTTGCGAGCAGTATTTTGAGGGTGTTAGTTACCCTAAAGAAAAACCTTGTCTATTGTCCAGCGGGTAGGACTCGAACCTACAAGCCGCGCAACTTGAACTACACTACCTCACGGACCGTCTTAGGCCCCTTATACTTCCCCGCATCAAGCTGCTTATAGCTCCAGTTGTATTGATATCCCTTGTTTCTTTAAATACTCAATCGCATCATTCCTGCGGCGACTCTTCGTCAGCAGGTCCACACAATGCACCGGCACCAACAACAACCGCTGTCGCGCCAGATACTTACACGGAGGCTTCACACGTAACAACGCACTCTTCATGCTGTGAACCCCCATCTCACTTGTTGATTTCGTCACGGTAGGCATCTGCTCTTCTTTTTTCAGTTTGTATCACCGCCAATGCCTGCTCAATCTTGTTCCTCGCCCCTCGTTGCAACGCCTCCAACAATCGCTCCCGAGCAAAATCATTCATATTCAAAATCAACTCAGGAAGGTAAACAACCCTATTCCTGGTCTCATAATAAAGCCCCAGCTTTATCACAACTTCCCCATTTTTGTTCACACACAAAAATTCCGCACTGTGAACATCAGCTTTCATTCTTTTCGGTATTCCCATGGTTACCCAAAAGAAAAATACGTCACTTGAAAACGTAGTAATACACCGTCTTATCCTCGCTGTACTTCACTTCTTGGAC